TTCAATTCTACAACCACGATGAATGTATTGAAAAACATGTTGTATCAGAAATCGGATAAAAATCCGCAAGAGATCATCAATGTTTGGGATCATCCAGATCGTGAATTGAGAATCTTAGTAAACCGCGGAATGGAAAAAGGAGTGATCACAAAAAGGAATGGTGTTTACATCTGGGGCGAAATTACTTTTGGTGTTTCGTTTGAAGAATGCATCGCCTGGTTAAAAATGAATGAGGATTTAATTCCGAATTTAAGACAAAAAACTTCATAATACTGACATATGACAATCTCGGAAATGCACGATCAATGTGATTTGCTAATCGATAAAGCAAATGCTCCTTGGTTTTCTCCTACGGAGAAGGACAAGTTCTTGAATCTTGCTATTAACGAATACGTGAAAAACAAGTATCGTGCGTTCGAGGTTGACGAAAAAGTACGTGAAGATTTGTTAACCTTGGTCAGTCCAGTGTTCACGGTTGCAGGTAACATAATCAATCTTGATGCTGTTCCTAATTTTTTGTTTATTCTGATGATTAATGCTGATATAAATTCTCCTTGTGGAGATCTCAGCAAAGTACCAGTGAAGCCAATTCAGTACGATAAATTAAGCGAATCTCAAAGAGATCCATTTAACGTAGCTGCTGATAAGTATCCACAGTACACACAGAATATGCAAGGTGGTCTTCGAACTGTTGAAGTAATATCACCAACTATTCCTACGTTGTTAAGAATGGTTTACCTTACGAAGCCGGCAGTAGTTGATATTGTCGCTCCGGTTAATTGTAATTTACCGGAACATACTCATGAGGAAATCGTCAACTTAGCCGTTAGGAAGATGTTGGGTACTATTGAAGGGTTTGAAAACTATCAGGTACAGCAAAATGAAATTAATAAACAAGAGTAATGAAAAAGAGATTGGAAATTTTAAAAGGTGGCGTTCTCAAGGAAATTGCGAAAGCTATCGGTCTCAAAGGTTACTCGGCGCTTAACAAAGAAGGACTTGTTGAAGCACTGGTCAAAGAACTGAAGAAAGATGCTAATAAAGATTTCGATTTATCGAAGTACGAAGAAGCTCCTTCTCCTGGTCCAGAAACAAAAGCTGAAGAAGCTGCTGTGGAAGGAAGATCAGTTGTTCCAAATGCACGTCGTAGAAGTGTTGCTCCGGGATCTTTTGGAAGACGTTAATTGTTTAATTTAAAAACTTCGAAAAATGAAAATAGGAAGAAGTCGATTCGTTATTGTCGCTCCAGCACATGCTCCTGCTAATACCGGAGGTATTGTAGATGTTGCTCCCGACTTTAAGGTTGAAAAATCAGAATTAAAGCACGCGGTATTTATTGCGCCTGCTGTTGGTGTGCCTGAATCAATTGCTGTTACCATTGGTGGCGGTGGATTCTTGGTTGGTGATAAAATCACTGTGAGCATTCAGTCGAATGATCGTTCTGCTCAAAAATGGATGAAAGCGTATCATCATACAGTTCAAACTGGTGCTACATCAAACAACGCTATTGCTGCTGCAATCAATGCAAAAATTGCTGCTGATGGTGCTAATGATGCTCCATATACTTCAACTGTTGTTGGTGCTGTAATCACAGTTGTTGCGAAAAATGATGATTCTCGTTCACTTGAATTACAGACATACACCAATTCATCTGCTGGTACCGTAGTTGCTGTTGTAACTCCACCAACAATCTCTCAGGGTCAACCACAGGATTTGATTGACAATGGAGTTCCTGCTGTAGATGTTACTTTGGCTTCATACGACACTGTTCGTATTGATTTCGAGCCACAAGTACCAAACAGTGGTGTAGATTCAGTTGGTGCAATTGGAAAAGAAATTTACTGGTATGGAACACCTGGTACCGGAAATGCTTTTGCAACTCTGATCAACACACCATAGTTGGTGGGTATCACTAAAATTTGTACTTTTAAGGCATGGTTTCGACCATGCCTTTTTAGTTTAATTAAATTCCTTTCACATGGCTACACTTGATCGGCGTTGTAAAATCTATACATTATCAGATCCTATAACTGGTCAAATTCGTTATGTAGGTCAAACTGTGTTGTCTTTAAGATTAAGATTGTTGTATCACATGTCTGAAAGTAGACAACCTATTTATACTCATAAAACAAATTGGATTCGTTCAATTCTACAAAAAGGTTTAGAACCAAAAATTGAATTATTAGAGTTTGGTGTTTGGAATGAAGATGAAATGTACTGGATAGAACAATTCAAACAATGGGGCTTTAATCTTGTAAATGGAACAATTGGTGGAGATGGAACTGCTGGGAAACCATTGTCTGAAGAACATCGTAAAAAAATTGCAGATGCTCATAGAGGTAGAAAATTAACTCTTGAATTCAGAAATAAATTATCAAAAGCACATGCTGGTAAACCAAGACCTTGGAAAAAGAAAAAATTTCAGTTAACTGATGAGTTTGGCAAAATAATAATTATTACCGGTTCAAAAGAAGTTGCTTCATTTTTAAATTGCAATAGAGTAACTATTCATAAAGTTGTTTCTGGTAAAAGAAATTCTGTATTTGGATATAAAATAGTAAAGATATGACACTTGATGCTTGGGCTTACAATATTCGAAATCTTGGCAGAGCCGGATTAGGAAACTCCGACGATGAACGCTTGGGAATACGTCAGATTAAATTCTGGATTCAAGGTTATCGAGCTGATGCCATTTATCGCTTTACGGATGCCGGAAAAGATATTGATCCTCAGTTAATGACGGATTTCGGTATTCTTACTCTTACTGAGATTGATGAGGCTGATGCCGCAGTATGTCAAGATATTGAATGGGGTTGTAAAATCATGAAGGTTACAATACCAAAACTGATTGATCTACCTGATAATCGTGCATTGTTGTTTATTGGTAAAATCAATAAGCAAACAAATTTCCAGCGAGATCCGGCTAATACTCATGAGTTTTTAAGAGCTTCAAGATTTGGTAATTTGATCACCAGATACTTCATCATTGGGAATACCGTTTATATTCGGTTAGCAAAGAAAGATGAAGGACTTTTGTATATTAATGGTCGTGGTGTCGTAGAGGATCCATCTATTTTGAAAAAAATTGTAACTGGTCCAGAAGGCGATTGTATTGAACAATGTTTCAATGATGCAGTAGATGAATATCCTTGTCCTATGAGATATTACCCATATATCACTGGTGAAATACTTCGTAAAGAACTTGGATTATCATTACAGACTGTTGAAGATTTATTGAATAATGCACAAGGATTAAACCTTACTCAGAATGAGATACAGGCAAACCAACAATAAAGGTGAGTACACCATGACTGGTGTTTATGCTGAAATTCAATCTGAAATGCAGGCTGAAGCAGATAAACTCAAATATGATTCTTGTCATATCACTATTGCCATGTTCACCCGCGTTGTCAATTTGTATATTCAAAAGATGCTTGAAGATGTAATTGAGAATGGTTCGATTTGGAAACTGTTAAATAAGTTCGGTTATTTATTCATTGCTCAATCTGTTTGCATTCGTTATAATCCAACAAAGACATATTTTGTTACAGAGAATGGTCATGTTACTCGTAAGCAACAAAAGATTCAATTGGTGAATGGACGTATTCCACATTTTTTTTGGGATACAGGAAAGATCTGGCGAATGTATAAATTCGTTCCAGCAGTAAAGTTTAAAAGGCGTATGTATGAGAAGTTTTTAGCCGGCATGCAATACGAAACAATGGATTTGACTAAATACGGCCGAAAAGCATCTGCTACTTATATTCAATTCAGAAAGTAATGAAACATCAACATTTTGTATCAATTAAGTCAGTGATCGGTAAGTTCGCTGGTAAACTTCAGTTAAAGGATATTTCATCTTCTATCACACAACTTGCGGATTGGGCGGTAGATGCACAAAAGAAAATTGGTAGTCGGAATTCCTTTGCGCGCATTGAATGTGAGATTGAAGTAAAAAACTATCGCGCCTGTCTTCCGATGGGATTCGCAAGATTAATTGCGGTAAAGCATGGTGGCGCTATTCTTGATGTTACGCAAAAGGATTTTCGTGATTTCAGTAAGTCGCTTCAAACGCCTAAAGTGGATGATAAAAAATTCGTTGGTGGCAATCTACAAGTTCAGAATCCGGGTCAACCAAATGTACATCAGGTGAATTTGTTTCCGGTATTTGCGCCAGGAGATGTTATTACAATTTCGGTTACGCAAGATAGCTGTGGTGATGCAACAATCAATTCGTTTACGTATGTCGTTCAACCGGCAGACACACTTGCTGATATTCTTGCCGCTTTAGTAGCACAAATTAATGCAGTGCCCGGATTACCATATCAAGCAGTACCAGATTCAAGTTACTTTCAGATCATGGCATTAACCAACTTGGTTAATCTTCAAATTGCAGTTTATACAAATAGTACGCTTGGAAGAATCACTACTCAGTTGATTTCAAGAAGAATATTGCCGACAACCACCACCGTAGATAATTGCGCTGATGATTGTAAGGTACCTGTAAAAAAGGGAAGCGAAAATCTTGCGGAGCGTTCGGCGGCATTATTGAATGATAGCTTTTTAGCAAACGGTACACCGAGCGCCGGCAACTTAGAAGGTAGTCCATTAACCTCAAAATACGTAATGGATAATGGGTTCTTACATTTCAATGCTATTGAATCTGGTCGCGTTGGAATCGCATATTACGGATTACAATTAGACGATGAAGGCTGGCCAATGATTTTTGAAGGTCATGTTGATGCGGTTACTCAATACTTAATGTGGCAGTGGGATATTCCAAATGTACGTTCAGGAAAAGTAACCATGGGTTATTTGCAAAGTATTGAACGTCGTTGGTACACATTATGCGCACAGGCGCGCGGAGAAGATGAATTACTAAGTCCTGATGAATTGGATTACCTGGCAAATATGTGGAACCAATTACTTCCGCTTCCATCTCACAATTTATTCTAAGATATGGCTAACGAAAAAAGATCATCCAATTCATTTGCCGGCGGCTTAAACTTGGATTTCGATTTACTTACAGTTGATAATCAATCATACGTCCGTTCTGAGAATGGGCGTATTCTTTTTGCAGATCAGGCATCATTAAGCTGGACCAATGCAAAGGGAAATGTACTTGCAATTACTATTACCTCAACTGTTGCCGGAACTTATACTCCTATTGGTTATACGGTATTGAATAATCTTTTGATACTTTTTTTGGTAAATGCTGCAGGAGATTCTGAGATTGGTTTAGTAACATTTAATAATGCCGGTATTCAAAATGCTTATAAGACACTGATAAACGACAACGCTTTTGCTGATAAATTGGATTTCACAACATTCAATCAAATTGAAGCAAGAGCAGTGTATGAAAATGAAAAAATGCACCGTGTATATTGGGTTGATGGTGTTGAAACAGATTCTAATCCACCACGAGCATACACCTTTCAATTTAATGGTGGCAATATCAATCTTGCAACTAACTACTCTGGTGTAACTACTACGCCACATTCCATTGATATGCAAGCTGAATTCCTTATGGGAATTATCAAGTATAAACAAATGATCACCGGTGCACTGCCGGCTGGACAGTATGTTTACACTTACAGATTGATTACCGTAGATGGATATGCTACTCCTTGGTATCCGGCCACAAAACCATTGTTTGTTACTCAGGATCCAATTAATCCAACCAATTGGAATGAGTATGAAATGGAGGGTACAGAAACCTTTGTTAATACTGGAAAAGGAAATAGACTGATCATTAAAGGAATTGATACTCGATATCCAACTATTGAAGTAGCATATGCACGCTACATTGCAAATGCAGATCCTTATGAAGCAAACATCTTTTTACGTACCGTAGTTACCGGAACTGAGATGGATGTTGATCATACTTCCAATACCGGTGAACCAATTAGTCCACTTGAATTATCTGCTATTACCATTTCATTTACTGGTGTAAAAACATTGAATGTCAAAGACAATGTGCTTTATTATGGTAACGTTCGCGAAAGAAGCATATCATTGACAGCTGAAGAACAAGAAGAACTGTTTGAAAATCTTGAGATTCAGCCAAGGTTTCGATTAATGCGAAGCGATGAAAAGGTGTTGACTGATTATACAGCTCCTGTACCAGCAGATGAAGATGCTACGTTTCCAGAGAAACCAATTACGCATCAAATACCAAAAACCGGATTGTCCACAAAGAGATTGAATCAATTACATACCGAAGATTATGTTGTCAACAATGATTACATCAATTACAAAGGTACTCAGGTATCCCATCAATATGCTGGTTTCTTTCGTGGTGAAACTTATCGGCTTGGCTTTGTTCCTTTTGATTTGGTTGGGAATCCAGATTTCGCTTATCACTTGGCTGATGTAACTTTTGGTGAACAATATGAAGACGGAATTACCTGGACACGATTAAAAACTGATGGAACAACGGTCAGTGGTAACTATACTTATGCAGAATTTTTCAGAACCACTTCCAATGGTACAGAAGGAGAGGATCCAATTCTTAATGGTGAAACAGGTGTCGATGCATTGGCCCGTTTAAGAATACTTGGTTTATCAATTTCCGGATTGAATATCACAAGTATCAAAAGTCGTATCAGTGGGTTTAAGATTGTTGTTGCAAAAAGAGATGCGCAAATACTTGGACAAGGATTAATAATGCCTTGCGTCAAAGAAGAAGATTATACAACTCCGCTTCCGGTACCAACACAAAGTTGGGTTTCTACATCTGGTGTTGTTCCTATTCCACTTGCAGAAGCGGGCGGTGATATTCGGTTGTTAGCGCCTAAACAGTCTGAATCATTTTACCATCTTGAAAAGGATAATTCTCCAAATACAGATGAAGAATTCAGGGTTCGTCCAAATACTTCAACATTCTATATGCCGGATGTGGATTTTGATTCATCCAGAATACCAACTCCACAGCCAGTTGACCGATTGAAATTAGTCGGTCATTGTACTCAAAAAGATTTTGATAATGATGATCAGCCGCGTTATCGTCAGTGGATGCACTACAACAACTATGTGGTACAGAAACTTGATACAACCGATGGTGATTATCATTACACCTCAAACAATCCTTATCCAAACTTTGGTAATGATGCTGAAATAGAAGATTTACGAGTTGTAAATTTTGGCGGTACCATAGATGGTAAAGTTGAAAATTATGCCGGTACACTTGACTTTATAAACTCCGTTGGTATTAAAGCTGGCCAAGGAGCAAACTTTGAGCCTCATGCTTTTTATACTGTTGAGAATATTAACGGTAAATCAGATTTGTTTGGACACGGAAAAGAAAAAACCTTGTTCATCTTTCATACAAACTTCGGTGTTGCTGCTAATGCTTTTGCTTATGATAGTAGAGCTGCTTATGGATTAGCAAATTATTTCATTTGTAACTATAAACGTCCTAATGCAAGTCCTTATGGTGGAATCACTCCAATATCAATAGAGCAAACACGTTTTATGACAACCGGACATTTTCAACCGGTAAACAATCCGGCTATTCCATGTCCTGATACTGTTAATGATATTGAGGTGTTTGGTGGTGATTGTTATTTGGATTATCATGGGTTTTTAAGAATCTACGGTATCATGTTGTTGAATACCTATCAGGATAATGATGCTTATTCAGATTACGGTATCGGGCATTTGTTTCCACTTGAAAGTTCGATACATCATTCGTTAAGACAAGCTACAAATGCCGGTGGCGATGCGGCTAATCCTATGTGGCCGGATGTTGGTGCCAGACCTGCCAAAGTATTGTATGGTGATGATACAACTTCTACTTGGGTACAAAACGGTTTGTTTTTATCCTGGCAATACGAGAACAAAGATTATGGTAGTACAGAGGTTTCTGAATCATTTATCGAAGAATTCAATATTGCCGGTGTTTTGTTTTTACAGGCGGTTCTTCGGGTTTATGCTGGTAGATTCTCTCAGGTTTTGAACATTTCTCATTATCCGGTTCGTTGGAGATATTCAGATATAAAATTTTATGGCGAACTTGTAGATCGCTTCAGAACATTCTTTGCGAATGATTTCAAAGATCTCAATGGTGTATATGGTCAAATTACTTCATCTCAATATATCTTTGATCAGATCTATTCATTCCAGATGAAAGCATTTGGTCGTTTGCGCGCATTTGATCGTGCGCTTATGGAAAGTCAAAACCTTGGTACACTAACTACTGGAATAGGAAGTAAACTCGATGGTATTGATTACATTTCAAATATTAATGGTAATCAGCACCAGTGGTCATTGATTAGTTCTGGAAAAGCATTGTATTGGATTGATGTGAATTATCGTTCAATTTGTCGTTTTGCTCAGGATGGATTCATGGTGATTTCTGATCAGCGTAATGTGCATGCATGGGCGAATACAAATCTTCCGCTTTTTGAACATTCAGACAATCCGGTTGGTGGCCGTGGTATCTTCAGCACATTTGATTTTGATAATGATGAGGTGATCTTCACTTTAGTTGATGCCAATCGTTTATTGAAGTTTGATACCAAACATTTGATCTTTAACGAATCAACCAATAAATTTATTGATACTCCTACTTTTAATGCTCGTTTTGGATTATCATTCAATGATGGCGTTTATTATTTCAATGATCGTCCTGGTTTTGGTAATCAGTTTTGGCGTCATGCTGTCGGGCCGTATGGAAGTTATTATGGAACGACCGAAGATTCGTTGGTAACAATTGTTGTAAACGAGATTCCTTATCTGGCAAAAGTGTTTGATAATATTCGGGCAAACATTAACAATTTTGGAGCTGCAGGATTGGTTCAAATTGTAATGGAAACACAGGAACAAATCTATACTATTCCGATTGTTGGTGATACGCGATTTAAATACTTGGAGCAAGTGTTGCGCGGTCCATTAAGAACTATTGCTCAGAATGATCGTATGCGTGGGAAGTGGATAAAGCTTACTTTTGTCTTTACCAATACTCCGAACCAAAAGATTATATTTACTAACTTAATGACACTTTTACGTCCTTCAAACCGAATGTAGTATGGCAATTTTTGATGAAAGAAGTGAGTTGAATAAACAGCAAAATCGAATTGCTCCCGATTGGGATAATAGTTTCGGATTGAAATTGCTTGGTTATAATCAATACGGTAAAAATAATGCTTGGGGTCATTTGCTTGGCGTTATTCCAGGAATCAATACCGGAAGACACGCTTTGGCTCAGGCTACGACTTCCGGTGATACAAAGAACGTTTTGAAAGATACTTTTGATGAAACAGTTGCCAGAGATCTTGCTGGTCTTTCACTGGGTGTCAATGTTGCAAAAACCGTTATGACAATGGGTGCTGGTGGTGCCGGCGGTCTTTCGGGTCTTAAAGGAATGTTTGCAAATTCAAACGGATCAATGGCAGGTTTGTTTCAAGGTGGTGCGCCCGGTGTTTCTGCACCAAGTTCTGTTGGTGCTGGTTTAATGGATAAAGCTTCTGGTTTAATGAAATCTGGAAACAAATCAGATGTTTCTCCTGAATTGAAACAAATCATTGATGAGCAGGTTGCTAATAACTTGGTTAATCCGCATGCCGCTGGTACTCCCGAATATGACTTGTTTGAACAGAAAAAAATGCAGCAACAGGGTGGATTAAAAAACAAGTTCAAAGAATTAGGAACTGATTTCATTAAATCTGCTGGTACTGGAAACATATTTGAAAGTGCTGGTAATTATGCAGCAATGACTATTGCCGATTACAAAGAACAAGATAAAGCATTCAGAGAATACGCACAAGGACAGAAAACATCCTCTGTGTTTAATTACTTATAACTATGGCTAAAGGACGTAAACTTACACCAGAAGAAGAGTTTTTATGGGCTCTTAAAAATGATCCAAAACGTATTTATGGAGCAAATGTAGATCCTGTTATGCTTCAGGATATTCCTGAACTTGATGATGAGGGTGGTGAAACAAAGTGGCCAAAGAAAACAATGCCTCAGTCAAAGTCTGTAACCAAAGAACCACAGCAAGCTAAAGGACGTGCATTGTTTGAGAATTTGCGCAACCGTTTTAAAGAGCGTCGTGGTGGTGGCGGAACAGCGCCAGTAACATCTGATGCTGGTGGATCAGCTCCAATTATTAAACGAGAAGTTTCTGATGGAGCTTTTTTAAAAACTGCTGATCTTCCATCGATACAAGCTACTCATCAATATATAAAGGATTATCAGCAAAAACCAATTTTTCAATTTGATGATTTTTATAAACCAGATACAGAAGGGTATCGTGATTTTAGTGGGTATTTTGGTGACTTAGCAAAGTTCACTTTAGGAGCTTTTGGAGCGTCAGAACCAATTGATGTTTATACTCCATCTGCTGATTTCAACACAATGATTTCTGAATCGCGTATTCGCAGGGATCAAGGATTAGATCCGGAAACACGGTCAATGTATCAAAACATGGCTGATCGTGCTTATAACTACGATGTGAAAAACATTCGTAATCTTTCCGGTGGATCTTCTGGAACTGCACTTGCTAATCTTGGCGGTGCTTCAGATCGTTATTATACGGCTCAAAATGAAATTGCATCATTGGATGAACAGTTCAAACAAAAAAATCGTGATTCGTTTTATAGTGCCGCAATGGCTGGTGAGAATGTTCATCGTAGAATCTTTGAAGACAAATTGAATCTTGATATGATGAATAAGTCGGCTGCAGGAGCTCTAATGTCTGATTCAATGGATAATATTGTTCATCGTAAAGAATACGAAGATACTTACAAAAAACCTGGTTCACCTTATTACGAATACATGAAGGAACTTACTTTAGATACACGTTTAAATCGAGATTTAAAAGAACATGCCGCAAATCAAGAGGTTATAGATGCAAATAATTTTTTGCTTGATACACAAAATCAAATGCAAGAAAAAGAAGAAGGGATTAATCGTGCAAACACTATAATCAAAGAAGAATTTAATAAAAAGCTTGAAGAACAAGGAATGGCTCCGGTAATTGAATCTGCAGAAGATTTTAAAAATTACAATGGAGGTCCGGTAGTTGATATCAATAATCCAATTACTCCTGAACAACAGGAAGAACAAAGAATGCTTTCTGATCTTCGTACAAAAGAAACCTTTGGTTTAACAGAAACTGAAATGGAAACTATGACGGATGATCAGTTACTTGAAATGGGAATTGAGCGCAAACCAAATGAACGTGGTACAATGCAGTATTCAATTACTCAACCGATGGAAATGCCAGCTGGTGAAAAACGTGAAGATGATCCAGAATTAGCAAATCAAATTGATGTTGTTTCTCGTGAATACAGTCAGAAGAAAAAAACATTAATGGATGAGTGGTATTTGAAGGATGAGAAAAAATACTACAAGTTGCTTAAAGAACTGGAAGCAGAGGAGGCTGAGAAAAAACAATTGGTTAAAGACGAATATTTAAAAAAAGCTGAGTAATGACAGATTTCGGATTGTATAGTGGTTTAATGCGCAAGTCCAATATTTTTGAGACTAAAACGCAGAATCGTCAAATGGAGCTACAAACTGCTGAGCGCCAAGAAGCACGATCAAAACAGAAACTTGCTGAACAAGCAGAAGCCAGTGCAAAAATTCAAGAATTTTATGACACAATAAATCAGCTTGATGTTTTAAAACAAGATCAAGAACGATTAAGCGCCGAAGAAAAAAAATGGCGAGCTGATGTTATCAATGGTATTAAACAGTATAACGGAAATTTAGATCAATTCATGATGACTGGTGGTGCTGGTGTTCTTGGTGCTTATCGTAATAATTTTTTGAATTCTGAAACTGTTAAAATGGCTATTGCCAATAAAACAAACTATGCTCAATGGATGAATGCGCAAGCAAATGGTCTTTGGGTGAAAGACGTTGGTGTTGATGTTGATGTTTACAATCCAGATGGTACCGTTACTAAAGAGCGTAGGGTTGTTCCAATGAATGAGGCTTATTCAATGTATGAAAAAGGAATAATAGAAGAACTTCCTTGGGATGGTGCTGAACAAGATATTGATGTTGGTCCAGAAGTGTTTCAGAGTTTATATAAAGATCCTCGTAATCCATATTCGCAAGATACTGAAGTTGATCCAAATGATGTTTATTTATGGGTTCTTGAACATGGTGGTTCTGTTGAACAGGCAAATGCTAAAATGGAAAAATACGTTCAATACCGTGATCAAGGCGGTACTGAATGGCGCTATAAATCTGGTGATATCATGCAGTATAAAATACAGCAACAGCAGCTTGCTAATATGCGCCAACAGCATAAGATGAATCAGATGCAAATGGAGCAACAATTAGGCAACAATGCAATTTTAGATTTTGAAGCACGAATAAAAAATTCTCAACCAGGAGATCATATTTCAATATTGCCTGAAGAAAAACAATTTTTTGCTAATCAATTAGGTTTTATATATGATGAAAAAACTGGTCAATACACTACAAATAATTCGATAACAGTGTTTGATCGATGGGCAGAAAATAATCCTAATCCCGCAAAATACGATCTTAGAAACTTTGATTATTTTTTTCCAACTGGTTTTACTAAAGGTCCAAATGGTGAAATTTTAATTAAAGCAAGAGCTGGTTATTCGGATTATTTTAAAGGCGCACCAGTTGGTGAAACATTAGGTTTTGATAATCAGTACGCAGCAGGAGCACATGCTAATAATTTTGGAAGAGTAGGAGGTAATAGTGGAGATTATTGGGGTGATGATATTTATGAAGGTGATGTTTATATTCCTGTTACAGATTATTATCGTGGCGCTTATGAATCTACTTATTTAAACAAAGAAATTGGCGCTCGTTCTAATGCTGATTATACGCCAGGTAGAATGACACAAACTCAACAGTTTCAACAAAATGCACAAATGCTTGATGGAACAATTAATTCATTAATGAATATTATTGGCGGTGATTATGGTAGTGCTGGTCAAATGTTATATGAAGGATTAATGTATGAGGAAGATCAGTCTGGCGGTCAAGGCGCTCAAAACATGATTAATCAACAAGGACAATAAATAGTTTATGGCAGAACAACCTATGCGCCCTACTGGTGGTGCTCCTTTGAATTATTCACAAGTAAGAAAAGAATTTCTTTCAAATTTACAAGCAGAAGGTCTAACACCTGAAGATATTCGTCGTGCTGGATGGCATACTTATAACGCACAAGATCCTTCTGGACCAAACCCATGGGCAGCAAAAGAAAACGTACAATGGAATGAGTTTGAGCAAGGAGCTGTTTCCGATATGCTTTCCGGGGTTTACAATGAACTTGTTCTTGGCCTTGGAGAAGGAATTGCAAATATTATTCCTACTGGTGCGCAGGCGATGGGTTTTAAAGCTCCAATGTTTGAAAATTGGATTCAAGCTTCCAGTGATTGGTTTGACAAACAAAAAACAGTGTATTCTGATTCAGCATACAAACCGGTAAAAAGCTTCGCGGATTATTTTCAAGGTGGTAAGTTTTGGAGTTCTTTGGGTGAAGGTATTGGTTTTGTAATGGCTTTGGTTGCACCTACAAAGGGAATGAAGGGTGGTTGGAATAAACGTATGACCAGTTTTGGTGTTGGTACGACCATGATGTATTCCGATCTTTATGACGAAGCAAAACAAAATGGTTTTTCACCACAAGATGCCGCGCGTATTGCGCTTGCTACTTCGGGACTTGTTTCTTTAACTGAAGGAGCTGCGCTTGAATGGATAGGTAAAGGAGCAACGAATTGGATTCCAAAAGACTTTGCTCGAACGGCTTTGAAGGGTTCATTTAAAGAAGGCGCGAAATTCGGGCCTTTTGATTTTTACAAGAACAACAAGCTTTTTTCTGCACAATTGATGAAACAAATTGGAAGCAAAGAAGGTATTGAGGTTTTTAAAAATGCGGCATTAAAAGCACCTGGTAATATTGTTCGTGGTGGAACAATTGAATTCGGTCAGGAATTCGCTCAAACATACATTGAAGATGGTATCAAAGAAATGTATGATACATTCATTTCCAAAACAGATTTCGTAGATAATTCCCGTATGGGATCTGCTGAACAGTTTCAAGAAGCTGTATTTGGTGGTATTATAGGTTCGATTATTGGTGGTGGTCTTGGTGGTGCATCTGGTGTTTCAAACACACTCGAAAATAACCGTGAGGCGGTAATCGGATATGTTTCCAGAGCTACAAAGAATGGTCAGTTGAATAAAGTAAAAAAGCTTTATCAGCATTTAGATCGTTCATTGGCTAAAGAAAAAATCACTCCGGAAGATCATGCTAAAATGAAACAGCAATTGGATGAAGCTGTTGAGTATGGAACACAAACCAAACATTTGAATATCCAAAGTGGTAAAGCAAATGCTCAATTATTCGATCTACTAAAGACTGATAAAGTTGTAAAGAACGCTCTTCAAAACACAATTGAAACCGGAGATGTTCATGAGTTAATTGCGCAGGCTTATTCACGTAATGCAGAAAAAGCTGGTCGTATTACTGAAAAATTAGATACTGAGGCAAAAGCAATCATTGAAAATCGCCAACCGATCACCGGAAGTAAAATGCGTTTTGAAAAGATGCTTGGTGATTTTAAAGTGCTTTATGCTGATGTAATTCAGAATAAGGTAAATGATGAACAGTTTGAAAAGCGTCTGGCAAAAATTGGTATTGTTTCCAAAGAGAAAGTTGAATTAGAAAAGGATGCGGAAGTTGAAAAAGTTTCCACTCCAGGATTTGAACACATGGCCGATGAAGATATTCAAGCTCGTGTCGATCAAATAAAATCTACTCCGAAATATAAAAAAATGGTTCAGGCTGCAAAGACTGGTGTTGCGCCATCGAAAGAAGTTGAAATGCTTGAACAGGAATTATTAACCCGTAAACAGAAACGTGATGTCATACAGCAAGAGCTCAATCAGCAGCAACAATCTGAAGAACTTAAAGAAGCCGGCAAAGTCCAAGAAAATGACCAGCCAGTATCCGCAATACAAAAAGAAGAAACGGAAGTAGTATCAGATAAGGATTACAACGAATTTGTAAATACAGGCGTTGCAAATGATTATTTGATCTCCAAAATAGCAAAATCAATTTCAAAAGGAGAAAAATTATCACCACGTCAACAGGCTATTCGTATGCAGCATTCTGCGGATGTTGAATATGAATTGAAAGATATTCAGAATAAAAAGCGGATTACTGATTTCGAAAGCGAGTGGGATACGATTATCAGACAAAAAAAATCTCCAGAATCAATTGATGAAGATTTAAAAGCTCATTTGAAAAAATACGGCTATAAAAAAGAAGTCAAATCAGAAGATGATTTTGATCAGGCGTATGATAGTGTTTTGGATGAATTAAAAAGCGATGAGCGTAAACATTCATTATATGGTCGTAAAATTGCTGAATCGAAAGAAACGAAAGAACATGAAGCCGCAGAAACAGTAGCAGAAGAAAAAGCGGAAGAAAAGTTAGAATTAGAAACGTTAGATTTTGATGATGAAGGTAGTCCTGTTCCATCTTATTCAAAACGTGTTCAGCATAAAGGAAATGAATATATTATTTCATCTGAAGGTGTAATTAGGAACTCAAAAACCAATCAATTCATCAATCCTGAGAGTCCAATTGGACAATCGGTATTAAAAGAAGCTGGTGTACTTACTGAGCAAGAAAAACCAAAGGATGTGATCAATGAAGCATATGATAAAAAGAAAAATGCTTCAAAGATCTCTGGTGTGATTGATTTCACCAAACTTGGTAGAATTGAATCAGACCTCAACATAAATTCAGAAGGTGATGCGGCAAATCAATTAACTGGATTCAATGCTATTGAATATGATTCGCGCATAGATCAAAACTTTGAATTGTTTCAAAAGTTACGTGATCATTTTCTGAAGATCTTTCCTGGCATGACGGTAGATACTGTTAATGCGCTGACTGATAAATATGGTAATCAGGTTCTCGGGCAAGTAGTTGGAAATGCAATTACCATCAATAAAAACGATGCTTTTCAATCTACATTATTGCATGAGTTTGCTGAGGTGTACGTAGATATTTTGAATGATCAGGATCCATACATGGTTAAACGTGGTTTGGATTTTATCAAGAATACTGATTATCACGAAAAGGCCAAAATATTGTATGCTGACTATTCGGATCAGGTTCAATTAAAAGAAGCGTTGGTTCAGGCTATTGCCGAGAAATCATTGGAAACATTGGTTAAAAGATTCGAGGGCAATTCGATTGATCGTTTTGTTACTTGGATGAAAAACTTTTGGACAAAGATCAAAGGATTTTTTACTCCTGATAAACACAAAGATGTTGCGCAAGTATTAGCAAATGATTTTGCGCTACGTACTAATCCAATGCAGACTGTTGCGCCGGATATCACATTGCGGTATCAATTGGGTCAAAAAAACATACTGCGTGATCGTGGCATGACTTATATAGGTAATCTTGTGAATTCTGCGGTATTAGTAGCAAAATTTAATTCCAGTAAAGAAAATACAAACGCTGATGCAACAGAAACTTATTTAAAAACAATGGTTGCATTGTTTGATCGTTATAAGTCTGAAATAGCTGGAAGATCAACCGGAATAAAAATATTTGATGGTAATACTTTTGATGGTTTAAGTAATGATGAAATTCAAAATAATTCTTGGGGAGAAAATTTAAATCAATTCTTAATAGGGTTTTCTAATCGCTATAAAGAAAGAAATGAATTTATACGTAATTCAATTCAAACATCATTAAAAGGTGTTGTTGCTGAAGAAATCGATCATAGTGTAAATGAGATCAAAGCGACCAAGGATATATCATCAAATGTCAGAACAATATTAAGTTCAATCCTGGATTATGAAACCGGTTCGCCTGTATCAAAAGAAACTGTTATTCGAACTGTTTTATCTGTTGCTGATAAAACTCACGGATCAACGCAGTTCATGCAAGAACTGAACAGAAAAGCAATGAAGGGTGATTTTATTGCCGGCAGATTAAAATTCATACTCGAATCAATTCCAAAAGAATATTCTACACCGGTAGTTCGTGAATTGAGTTCACTTGAACAAATCGAATTTACCAGTGTTGTGCTTACCAAAGATGAAGCGGGTAATCCAATCTTCTTGAAACGTATTGTGAATAAAGACCACAATCAAGAAGAAACCGTTAATGGTTACATCAACAAACTGTTGGTTGCTGTTAGAAATGGAAAGCTTAATGAGCATGCAGAAAAAATCGCAAAGTATTCTAAATTATCTGATGCTGATAAAATTAGAGTAACAGAAGAAGCTTTAAAAGATGTTTTTGGTTTATCAAATTTTAATTTTCAATTTTTTAGTGCAATAACTGGTTATGGTCTTGGTTCATTAATAGGTCAAGGTAAAGGCAATTCAAAGAAAGGATTCATTTTTAAAGCTGTTGAAGAAATATCAAAAAATACTGAAGAAAAAGACATTCGTAAAAATTTTGGAAACTATCTTACAAAGATCTCGATAGCTGAATCTGAATTGGATGTACTACAATCGAATTTTGTAAACACCATGGGTAATAGAACTCCATCTGTTCATCTTGGAAGTTTCTTTACCAATACCCGAAAAAACTTAAACGATAAGCAATATGTTGCCCGTTTGAAAAATCAACCGCTTTATAAAAACAATCCAATTGTCAAAGCGATTGATAAAGGCATGATGATGAAAGTTAGTCGGCATGATGCTGTTTCCAATGTGAATAATAACCTTACTGATGAGTATTCAAACCAATCTACTATTGACAATAAGGTAAATGGATTGCTTCGATTTGCTCATTCCTTTTTGGGTGAAGGATCAAATCAATATGATCAGTGGATTGGTGTTACAGCTGATCGTGGATATCAAACCTTTTTTACGGCTCCAAAAATTAATGCTGTTGATGCTAATAATAAATTGACTGCTGAAGCGAAAATAGCATTGGACGAATCAGCAAAAAGAGATCAGATTGTTGTTGATGCAATTAAATCAGATTGGCAATCGTTGTCTTCTGGTGATTTGAAAAAATTCGTTAGTGTATTGCAAAACATGACAATTCATGATGTTTCAATACAAAATGGATTGATCAAGGTCAATGCAAATACTGATGTAAATCAATCAAAAAAATACAAAGCTGACATTGATCAGTTAATTGCTGAGGTTAATTCTCTTGGTATAAAAGAATTGATTGAAAAGCAAACAGAAACCACATTAGAAAATTTGGTTAATAATTACTTCGTGAATGATTATTTAAATCGTCAGGCACTTGAAGATTTATTTACTGGCCCGTTAGAAAGACACATTATTAAAACCAAACTGTCCGGAAAGAAATTGAAGGATATATCAGAACCTATCAAACGTATGGGTCTTGCTAACGCGGTTGGTGTACTGAATGAAATCGACAAACCTGTTCGGGTTATTTATTTGGACACAAAAGGAATATCAGATTCATTTTCGTTTAATGGAAGTCATTTACAAAATAGATTGCGTGAATTAGGCGGTTCGATTGACCAGGTTGGTTCATCAATCAAAGACGGTTTGTTTCAGGTTGATCATTTTAATGCCGGTCAAACGGTATCAATGAAAATGTCAACGCTTGGATTAGAACGTAATGTAGATGCAGATGGAAATTACATTGGCAACAACTTCAATGATTTTACCAATGCGGATAATACCAATCCAATTTCAATCTCAAATATTGGAGATGCAATTATTGCATTGGAGAATTATATTGGTAATGATCCATACATCAAAGTAGTCGATACAGATGTTACTAAAAACGAAATTCCAGCTGGTGCTCAGGTTATGAGTATTGATGAATTCATTGGCAATGTAAATGCACAAAAATTTGATGATATATTGGCTAAATCACCTGAAATGAATTTCACCAATTATCGGACTGTATTCAACTTACATAAAGACATTTCAAAAGTTCCTCTTCCAGATCAGACAGTAAAACTTGGAACACAATTTTCGGTAATCGCTTCAAATAACGATACCAAAAAAGAAATTGATCAGATAGAAAACATCATTGTCAAAGCTTTGGAAAAACAACTTATAGGTTTACCAAAGTTATTATTGAGCACAAGCAATATGGTAAAAGCCACTTTGCTGCATGCAGATGAAACACAATCAACGTTCACCAAACAAATCATGGAAACGATTGATAAATACAATGCTCGTGTAAATGCTCGTATTGCAATTGAAGAGGTTGCAAACAATAAGGCACTTGATACTCTGGAATCCAAAGAAAAAGAGTTGCGGTTTTTATTGAAACAAAATCCAGAAATAGATGCTATTGTAACTGAACTTTATAATGGCAAATCTATTGAATCAATAGTGGATTCGTATAAACGGTATAAAACGCCAATTGAAACCTTTGATCATCCGAATCTGAAATATCTGATGGAAAACACTATTTCCAATCAGTTAACCAAAAAAGGTATCGATGTTAAAATGGCCGGTAATTTTTTACGTGTTGTTCCTGACTTTAATCAGGATTTAGAATTTCATAATCCTGAAACCGGTAAGGTTTCTGATATAGCCGTTCCGTGGTCGATGTTTGGTCGCACACGTGAAGAAGCTGAAACATTACTAAAAAATACCCTTGGTGGATTAAGAACTATTGCAGTTCGTATTCCTACTTCTGGAAACACAATGATCTTTGCGGCTAAAGTTAAATATTTTATAGAAGGAAAATCGAATAATGTAATTGCTCCTAAACGATGGATTGAAATATCAGATTCTGATCATGATGGAGATAAAACTTTTGTTTATCGTCAGGAAATAAGTGATTCTGGTGTTATTGTTCCTGGACTCAAAACAGATTTGTTCAATGAGTATTACAAACGAGTATCAGATCCTCGGTTTATAAAACGCACACTTGAAGAATCGGTAGATGTGAAAGCATTAATTTCCAGAGCTGAAGCAGTAAAAACAAAACTTACCGAAGTTCAAGAAGAAGTTGAGAAGTCTTTACGGACATTTGAAGGAACATCTCAGGTGGCTAACGCAATGAAAGACGGGTTAACCAGTGTCGGTATTTTTGCTGTTGCTGTAAAGTCTCTTTCTGTAATGTATCAGGCAGGTGTTAATCTAAAAGAACCAGTACGTATTGATCTTGGATATAAAGCAAATCCAGAAGATGCCTACAATCAATCTATTGAACTGAAAGATATTTCGATTGATGCGCTTGAAGATACTGCATTGTATTTGCAGGCGGCACTGGATAATGCAAAAGAAATGGCCTTGTCTTTTGCTGGTGTAAACAAAGACAATATTGGTACTGTGGCCACAATGTTAGTGCTTGGTATGAATGTGGAGCAAATCACAGCAATTACAAACAATGCTGAGGTTCGTAAATACCTCAACAAGATTAACGCTGATGCTTCAATTTATTCAATGAATCCACGTCAGAAAAAAACGGTACTTAAAAAAGCTGCACAATCAACAAAACGTCAAGAAGTAATTTATCAAAATACATCTGTTCTTCCGCGTGAAGAACTTGTTGCTTTTTTAAATGCTACCAAAGATCAGAAACTTAATCAGCCAGTTGAAACAGAAATGGCTGATGGATATTATAAATCCACTGTTAATCTGAAAAAAGACACTTTGTATTTTCAAATCAAAACAGTTGATGGCAAGAAAATAGTTTCGACATTAAGTCAAAGCGAATTGTATAATTCACTTATAAGTGAAGATTCTAATGTTTTGAGTTCTTATTTCCTGTTGGAATCAATTGCAAATGAAATGTCGAAGATCACTCCAATCGTTCAGTTGGATGCTGGTTTGAATAACAACGGCTACGACAATTATAAGCTTCAGGAAAATATCCGAATGATTCAAGATCCAGAAGAATTTAGATATTTTGATGTTTCTGGATTAAATGAGCGTATTCGTTATAGACATTATATGCAAATGAATAACGCTCAACGTGAAATTGAAAAACGTCATTTTATTACAGAACATGATGGTGTATATGTAGCCATGGACGATTTGTTATTTCATGTAAATGCAGATAAAATTTCAGAAAAACATTTGAAAATGTTAATGGATGAAACAATCCAAACCATGTATGCTCAGAAGTTGCTTTCTCGTACAATTAAAGAATCGAGTAAAGCTGAGGTCGATGTTTGGTTTGATGGTTTTGTGAAAAAAATGGGAACCATTAAAAATTTAATCAATGGCGTTTCTTCAAATGTTGGTACCGGTCTCCGTAAAAATGTACTCGATAAGGTAAATGCTGGAAAAGAACTTACTGCTTTCGATAAACAGGTATATCAAAAAATCAAAGTTGAGGATTCCATCATGGAAGAATTTTCTGGAACCATTGAAAACAGTAATGGCCAATCAATGTCTATTGCTGATTTTATGAAGAGCAATTTATTTCTGCAATACCTGGATGTTGTAAAAATTAAGAATCAGCAAAAGGTAATTTTACGGAAATCATTTAAATCGCTTTCTCAGGGAGAAATGGAATCTGTTAGTGCGTCGTATAATGAATTAATGAAAACGATGCCGGCATTAGCAAATGAAATATTGGATTACCAGTTGCTGACTAATGGATTGAATGATAAAATTGGTAGTTACGCAATTTTGTTTCCAGAGCATATTCATACAGATTATTTGCAAACGCTTAGTGAAAACACTAAAAATAAAGATGAAGTTGTGTCTGATGAACAATTAGCATTTCAATTGAACACGGCAATGAAGATTCAAGAATTTATAAAATCATTCCCAAAAAATGCCACTAATATTAAAGGTGGTGTATATGTAAATGATGGTAAATTTGGTTATTCAGATAAAGACACTTTTATTCCTGTTGAAGATAAAGGTTTCTTTACTAACGGCATTTATTATAAATTTGGATGGATGAATGATTCATCGGAACGCCGTGAACCTGGTAATCCAACACAAGAACAAATTGACGAAATCAAAAAATGTTTGAGAAATGGCTAAAGCTTGTCCGAATATAAACTCTGAAGATTGGAAACAACTGGTGGCCAAGCATGGTCTTGAAGGAGCAATACGCAAATTTATTCAGAATGGATATGAGGTACCGGTATCTGTTAAACAGGATGCTGTGCCTCATGTGCTTGGTGATAAATACGTTTTTAATAGTCAGGCAGTTACTCAAAAACTTTATGAGAATCCAAAGCTGGCATTGAAAATACTTGAATCATTAAAGAAACAGTTTCCACAAGTTCAGATTAATGATGCCGGTTTATTTGATGAAAATGGTAATTGGATTCAGATTCAGCCCGGTGAACGCGGTATGCATATGCGTAATGCTTTTATCTCGGCAATAGCATTTGGTAATGAAGCAATCATTGAAACAATTCCACATGAGTTTGCGCATGAATACATTCAAATGTTCCGTGAACATCCGCTTATTGCAAATACACTTCGTACTAAGTCGGAAGAAGAATTGGCCACTGAACTTGGTAAGTATTATGCCGGTCGTAGTGCTGCTTCGTGGTTGAAGAAAATGATTGACGATGTAATCTTTTTGGTACGTTCGGTTTTTGGGAATGTAAAGGTTTCAGAAATTCTTGCGAGAGAATTTTATAAAGGTCGTCGGTTGGGGGTTGAGTCTTCTGGGTTGGGTTATGTTTCTTATCAAAAGGTTGGTGGCGCGAAAAAAAGAATACAAGGTACGTTTAATCCAGATGAATCAATTGCCAGAACCGATGTCACTGAGGTAATGATGCCAATCGAAAAAATCAAATCGATTTACAACGAGAATATTTTACCGAAGTTTTTTAGAGAAGATCAGTCGTTTGATTATGACAAATTCCATAAATATTTGGTTACAAAATACAATCAAGTTGTTTGGGCTCAACAAGGTTTAAATAAAAAAAGCAAGGTTGATTTGACAATGTACAACCATGTGGAGCTGGACGCGAATATTCTAAAAGACTTTCATGAGTTTATAACTAATCCAGATGGATCCATTCGTGAGCAAAACTTGGCAATACTTCGTTTATATTTTGAAGGTAAGATAGATCCTAAAAAACAATACGATTACGATGTTCAAAAGCAAATTGCAACAATCAATCGAATTCATCAGTCTATCGGATTTCATGATTTTGGAATTGCCGGATATCAGGAATTGGTTGCCGATAACATTTTTGCTGAAGAAAATAAATTGGTAGATAAAAATTCAATTGCATCAAAGGTTAAAGAGGAATTTGATGAAAAGATCAATACCAAAGAAACATTCTTTAAGAATTTGAGTTATCGTATTCCAAATCAATTGTCGTTCTTAAAACGACTTGATCTGTCAAAAATTTCTCCATGGTTGTACGATGGATACCTACTATCAAAATCTCTTACGCAAAAAGCTGATTCATTATTCCAAAAGCTTTTTTATGACAGTTTGAATCATGCTACTTCAGAGTTTCATAAAACCCAAGTTACATTCCGTGAATTGACTTCAATTACTAATCCGGACATCAAGTACAATAATTGGGGTACCGCAGACCAGAATAAAAAGTCAATTGATGAATATGAAACTTATGAGGTTTCTTCCATTAGTGGTGAAAAAATATTGCTAACTAAATCAGAAGCAATGAATTTGTATCTCATGCTTTCTCAAGAAGATACAAATCGTGCTATCGATAAACATGGAATAATTCTCGATGAAAGTATTGAAGGAAGAAACATTCGTTTTAATTCAACTATTAAACTTTCTACTGAATCAAAAAGAGCTTTGGTGCGTGAGTTCAAAGACAAAAAGGAATATTCAGATGTGATTAATTCCGTTCGATCTACAATGTCTTATTTGCATTCTCGTGTTAATCCAACATTCCGTCAATTGAATGGGTACAATCTGGAACAACGTGAGAATTATTTTCCTGCGTACTACGGAAAACAAGCATTGGATCAACGTAGAGAAAAAAACAGCATCGAAGCTTTTCGTTCTGCGCATGCACGTTTAGGTGGAGATATGCCAGTTCGAATTGGTGATTTCAAAAAAATCATGAATAATACGGCACTGTCTTCAGGAATGTACGGTGCTTATGCATTACCAATCAGAAACAATCGTATTGTATTAAATGCTGTTCGTTCAGAATATGTCGGAACCAGTATTGAAAAAAGACTTTCAATGGTTGAGGGTTATTTGAACAAACTGGAAGATCCAACACAGTTGTTTAGTTCTCAGGGTGAAAAAGAGATTCATCAAAAGATCAATGAAATAATGTCGAATTTTTCGGTTTTTGCCTTGGGTTACAATCCGTTTGTATTTTTTAAACAGACTGCATCGTATATGGCGGCAAAAGAATATATTCCATCACGTTTCTTAAAAGAAGCTGGCAATGGAGTAGGTCCGGTAATGTTGCCAAAACTTCGTCCATTCTTTCAGGCTTT